TTAGTAATAGAATCCCAAGGTGTTGGTAGTGTCTCTCTTACTGATTCTGTAAGTCTATCGTTTAGAGATATAATATAATCATGACCTAAGTCTCTTTCACTACCAGCTTTCATAGCAGCATCGATAAGAACTTTTATCTCATCGTATTTCTTTTGTTCTAATAAGTCTACTGATTGCATAATTGATTCTTTGATAACTTGGTTTTTACAGAAACCTAATGTTTCTTGTTTTACAAACTCTAAGTCTGTAGCTTCTATATTTCTCCAAGCATCTTTTAGATTTTCTACAACAGATACTTTTAGAATCTCGTCTTCCATCTGATTGATTTTTATCTTCAGAACTTCTAACGTTGGAGACTTTCTAAACTCCATAAAGTATTTAGCTATTTCTTTTGTTAACCATTTGTTTGCATCTGAGTCAAAATATTCTGGTTCTAATATATCACTTATAGTCTGTATGAATTTGTTATCCGACAATAAAGATGAGATTACCTTTGATTGAAATGTCGGGCCGAACTGATTAAAATTTTCACTCGCCATATAGTTCTCTTCTTTGTTTTTCCTTTAGTTCCATTTGTTTTTTTCTACGATAACGTTCTCTAGCTTTAGCTTGTAGAGCCGCTCTATTTTTATGGTAGTAGTTCATAGACCACTTACGTTGTGCTTCCTTTTTTTCTGACTCTGTGTTGTATTTACGTTTTCTTCCCATTTGATTTCTCAGCCATCTGATTGAGTTTAGCAAAACATTGAACTAACCAACTATCCATATTTGGTAATGTTGCAAATAGTCTATCCTCAATAAACCTTTTTTGAAATTGTATTTTATTTAACCCATTGATAGGTTCTCTGATTTTATCTAAGATTTTAGTTTTAGCAGAAGTGCTGATGTCTACTTCATCCAACTGCATCAACCTATAGTTTCTTTTCAATAACTCTTCACTCTCCTTGAGCTTTTCATCTTCTTTAATAATGTCATCTATATTAAGTATCTTGTCTTCGAGCAAAAATGGTAATTTTTTTTGAATAGTTTTCAATCCCCATCCACGAACTCCATCTATGTTATCAGACTTGTCACCATCTATTGACCTGTAGACAGCAAAGTTGTGAGATGGAATACCATAGTCCTCTAAAACTTTAGGAGGATCGTACATCTTCTTTTTAGTTGGTGACCAAACCGATACTCTGTGATTTACTAATTGTAGAAAGTCTTTGTCCGTAGACATTAAAACTATTTTGGATGTCTTCATTACTTGTTTAGTAAGATAAGCCATAGTATCATCAGCTTCTATACCTTCAATAGTAATCGTTGTGATTGGAAGATAATCTAAGTAATCTATAACTCTAGTCAATTGCATCTTCATAGATTGATGTTCATCTTCTTTAGTATTAAAATCATAGGAACGATTAAGTCTTTCCGACATATTTCTACCAGCTTTGTAATCTGGAAATAGTTTCTTTCGGCGGTTAGACCCACCCTTACCATCAAATACTATGACAGTTCGAGTAGGTCTAATAGTCCTAATAGCGTATCCGATTGACCTTAGAAAACCAACTATTCCCCCAACATGAGCACCGTCATCATTGAGAGTTGGTATAGCGCTAAAACATCTTATGAATGTATTTAGTCCATCTATAATCAATACTTTGTCGTCAGGTTCTTCTGAATCTAACTCACCGCCTTTTTTCTTTATCTCATCGAGAATAGAAAGGTATCTAGCATTAGTCACCTAACACCTCATCTGTAATCTCTACATCATCGATACCTAAATCAGCTTTGGTGTATTTCAATATGACTTTATCACAAATCAACTTGTAACAATAGTCTTTGAAATCTTCATCTTCTAACTTTTCAGCCCAATCCTTAGATTGAAACTTAATCTCTTCATCATTATGGTCTTTCATAGTATACCAAGCACCACCAACTTTGACTAAGTTATGGTCTTTAAGAACTTGTAACCAACTACCCTCATCATCTACACCACTTTCAAAATACAGAGGAAACTCTGCTTTTCTAAGTGGAGGACCCAAACGATTCTTAATCACTTGTGCCAGAATAGTCATACCAATAACGTTCTTTTTGGTATCTTTTATTTGACCTTTATTTTTTAAACGAATACGAGTTGATGCGTGAAAAGGAAGAGCCTTACCACCTGATGTAGTATAAGGATCTCCAAACATAGCACCTAACTTTACTCTTAATTGATTTGTGAATACTAAAGCTACTCTTTGTCTTCCAATCATCTGAGTAATCTTTCTCATAGCTTTAGATATAACAATAGCTTTTGAAGTAGCCCAACCATCTTTATCAAAGTCTGCATTTAACTCAACCTTAGTTGAAGCAGCAGCTAATGAATCTACTAAGATGGTTACTAACCTATCTTTATCAGACTCACGAACTTTGGTTACGATTTCTTCAATAGCTTCGAAGATATCTTCTACGGTTTCTAAATGTAGATATAACATATTGTTTATATCAACACCTATAACACCTAAAAATTCTTCACTTACGGCAGTCTCTGTATCTATATAAACAGCGACACCACCTTTCTTCTGAGTTTCTGAAAGTAGGTGAGCACCCACTAATGATTTACCACTACTCTCCAATCCATTTAGTTCTGTAATCCTACCAACTGCAATACCACCATCAGGCCTATTTGAAATTGCTAAGTCTAACATTGTTGAACCTGTTGAAATGAACTCTTTGATATCTGTTGGTGTTTCTTGAACTCCATCCAAGAAGTAAGCAACCTTGTAATCTTTGAACTTCTTATTTAGAGAGTCGGCAAGAACCCCAGCTAAATCATCTTTAACTGACATATATTTCTCCTGTTAGATAGTGGGTGTGTCCGGCTTTATATCAATTTCACACACTCGGTTTTATTAGTGTTGGCTTCAACACCCACTACACTTTATTTACTTATTGAATAACTCATCAAATGCAGCACTAGCATCTTCAACTTTTGCTGTTTCAGCTACTACTGACGAAACTTCAGTTTCAGTCTTTTCATCGGTTGATGCATCATCTGGATTCAACCAAGTGTTAAGAACATCTGTAAGTTCCTCATAAGATAATTCCTGATATAATTCAGTAATGTCTTTTTGGTTTTCTAAGAGATTTTCCAATTGTGCTTTATCCTCTACGATAGGATTCTGATTAGGTTTAACACGAATAGAAGTCTTAGGAAAAGAAGCACCACTTTCTTCAGCAGTAATAAACTCTACTGATACATCACGACCACTAACAGCGTCTGTGATATCACCATAGTCTGGATCTGCTATTACAGAAAGTAATTCTTGATAGACCGTCTTACCAAATCCCCAAAAACGAACACCTTGAGTCTCTTCACCTCTAACAATAACAGGAGCAAAAGTTCTCATCTTGGCTTCTAACTTACGAGCCATATGTTTGTAAGGTAATACCCTAATGACTTGTTTTCCTGGTTGAGGTTTCCATAGGTTTGAAGTCCTATTGTTTGTGGTTTGTAATTGATTAAGACGCTTACGAATAGAATTAATATCCATTTTTTATTCTCCTTATTTTATTAGTTATTATTCATTTGTTAGTTACATTCCGTAACCAATAATATATATCACCTGTAATAGTGAAATACAATTATTTTTTTAATTTTCTTTATGATTTTTTGTATCAACGATGCTGTGTATCTTTGTTGGTATTTTATTTAGTCCGTTCTCATTAGTTAGTAGTAAACTATTATAGTAATCATCCCAAGGTATAGGAAATCTTTTATCAAGCACACCACCATTTAATTCTCTGATGACTTCATTAAGTGCGTTGATTGTGTATAGTGTGTTACTCTGTTTCTTTCTATGTAGTGATATTGTATTTGGAATATCTTCAGGATGATTATCACCATCGTACTCAACATTGTAGGTACAGATTAATTGGTTATGGTCTTTACCATTCTGAAACACATATATCTTATCATAGAGTATATCGTTACATAAAATGATTAGGTCAAGAATATCGTTCAGATTTTCTTTTTGGGTAAATGTGCAGAGTAGTTGTGTTTTCATTTTCCAGCTTCTCTTTTAATATCTTCAATACCTTCTTGTAACTGTCCATCTAAAGCTTCTATCTCTTCTGAAGTTAAAACTCTTTCTTTTTTATTTAATTGTTCTATAACATTACTTATCAAATCACCTTTGTTCAAAGCAACTCCCCTTCCACCTGCACCTCTTGAACCATCTTTTTGAGATGCATAAGTGTTAATATACAAATCCGATGTCTTAGGATATACTTCATTCCAACCATAAGTAACAGCTTTTATTTCCTTATAATTCATACCTTTTAGCTCATCCTCTGTGATACCACCATTTCCACCTAATTCAAATAAAGTCTTATAATGTTCAGTTACAAACTTTTTAGATTCATTCTTAATTATATTGATTAATTGTTTTTTTCTTTTTTCATCATCAGTTACCGCTAATGCTTTCTTTGCTCGTTCTATCAGTTGTTCATCAGTTAAGGATGATTTATTCATATTCATTTCTGTCTCCATCCATATCCAATTTTCTGGCTCATCTTTCCCACCATTTTCAAGAGATAATCTATGGTCTACATTTGAAGTTCCAATTGATAGTGGTTTTCCTGTAACTGCGCTTAATCCACCACAAGCCAAAAATGATTTTATCATCTTTCTATCTCTGTTCCAACCTGGACCAGGATTATCTTCTGTTCCTTTTCGTATCGAATCTGGATCTGCTGCCCCTTTAGTTTGTAGAAAGCTCATAACTCCTTTTTTACCACTTTTTTTAATCAAATCAATCGCATCATCAATATCTTGTTCACTAACTTCATATTGTTTAATTTCTGGTCCTTTTCCTTCAGCAAAATTTTTAAGAGCTAACCATTGTTCTTTATCCATTTCTCTAGCTCCTGCGCCCTTTTTAGTTTGTTTCAATTCTTGTACGAGCAAATTTACAGTAGTTTTTAAAAATTCTTTTTTCTCTTTTTCATTTTTAATTTGCTTTTCTGATGATTCTTTTTCATCACTGTCCTTTGGTTTTTCATCACCTTTTTCTTTGGCTTTATCTATTTTTTTGATATCATCTTTAGACGCGTTTTTCTTAACTAACCGATGTTTGTCTTTATTAACATTTTTGACTGTATATACATTACCTGTTTTTCTATTCTTTACAATATCATCTTCCGTTATCAATACACTCAACAACTCAGCTCTAGCTTCTCTACTCCAACCAAAGTCTTTTAATACTGATTCTAATGTCAATAACTTAGCATTACTCTTTACATCAGGTTGACCATCATTTGTTCGGTACGCCCATTCTACTAATATTTTATTTAAATCTGTAATCATTTAAACTTCTCCGTAATATCTTTCATTTCATGGTAGTTCCACCCTTTACCAACTTTGACTGGAAACTTACCCTTTTGTTCAATAATACCTTTTACCTTCT